CGCAGCATTGAAATCACACCTCTGAATGCAGATGTGGTTGAGCGCGAGCTGATCCGTCCTTATCTGGGCAACTTTGAGCAGCTTCTCGGCAACCAGCATGTTGAGATCACTTTTGAGGTTGAACTTGCCGGTTCTGGCACGGCTGGTACTGCCCCCGCATGGGGACCAATTATGCGGGCCTGTGGCCTTGGTGAAACCATCATTGCTTCCACCTCTGTGGCTTATGCCCCGGTGAGCACAGGTTTTGAGAGCTGCACCATTTATTTTGACAACGACGGGATCCTTCACAAGATCACCGGATGCCGTGGGACATTTTCAATCACTGCCGAGGTAAATGCCATCCCTGTGATTTCTTTCACAATGATGGGCATTTACAACGCGCCAACTGACACGGCTCTGCCCACTGCTTCTTACAGCAATCAGGCTGATCCGGTCTTGTTCCGCACTGGTAACACCAGCAGCTTCTCAATCTTCGGATACAGCGGCATTCTGCAATCGTTCAATCTCGACATTGCAAACGAAAACATCTACCGCGAGCTGATCGGTGGCACTAAACAAGTGCTGATCACTGATCGGAAGCCTGCAGGTGAAGTCGTGGTTGAAGCCGTGAGCCTTGCCACTCACGATTTCTTCACCGACGCAACTGGCACATCAACCGGCGGCCTGTCGTTTACACATGGGACAGTTGCTGGCAACATTGTTGCATTCAGCTCGCCGCAGACTGATCTTGGAGCCCCGACCTATTCCGATCAGGATGGGATTCAAATGATCAGCCTGCCTTACACGTCCACCCCGACCACGGCAGGAAACGACGAGCTATCGCTCACCCTCACCTGATTTATGGCTTTCGTCCTCAAGCAATCGGACACTTACACTTGGCCGATCACGCTTGTGATTCCTGTTGATGGTGGCAGGCGCGAAAAACACACCTTTGATGGTGAGTTCAAGCGTCTACCTCAAACACGCATCAACGAAATTGTCCGCATCGCGCGGGCAACGGAGCGTAACCGTTTCGATGCTGAGGATGAAGTCCTAGAGGATCAGGCAGCTTGTGCTGAGATCTTGGTTGGCTGGTCAAACGTTGTAGACGATGAAGGGAACGAGATTCCGTTCAGCGTCTCTGCGCTTGACCAGCTTTTAGAGTTGCCAACTATTGCCGGGCAGATTGTCCGCGCATGGTTTGAAAGCCTTGAGGTGGCTAAGAGAAAAAACTGACAGAGGCTGTCGATCACTGGTTCAGTGATAACGGCGGCCCGAACGATGAATTGCGACGTGATGCAGAGCGGCTAAACATTGATCTCCCTGCTTCGATGTTTGAGCCTGAAACGTTTGCGATATGGCCTGAACATTTAGACGTGTTAGAGATGTTCTTGCGTTGTCAAACGCAATGGCGCTCTGGCCCCAATGGTGTCATCGGGCTTGATTATGGCGTGGTGTTAGAGCTTTGCCGGCTTTATGATGTGCAAGACAGAAAGCAGCTGCTCAGCGATTTGCAAGTGATGGAAGGTCGAGCCCTTCAACTTATTGCTGAGGCTGCTGAGAAGCAGCACAAAGCGGCACGCCGTAAAGCCAGGAAGTCATGAACCTCAACAGCGTTCTCCGTCTTACGGCAAGAGTCACGGGCGTTCGTGAATTTACGAAGCTTGACCGTGCAATCAAGAAGACAGAGAAAGCCGCGAGGGCTGCTGAGAAGGGATTCAAGCAAATGCTTGATTCCCGGTTATTTAGGACTGCTGCTGTAGCTGCTGCGGGTTTTTCGGCGGCCATTGCGTTGTCAACAAAAGCGGCGGTTGACTTTGAGTCATCAATGGCTGGCGTGATCAAAGTTGTTGATGGCTTGGATACGCCGCAAGCTTTGGCTGAGATTAATCAAGAGCTTTTGGATATTTCGAGTCAGTCACCGCTTACGGCTAAAGGGTTTGCCGATATTTATGCGGCAGCTGGCCAGGCTGGAATTGCTAGGGATGATCTGAAAGAGTTTGCTTTGTTGACCGAGCAGGTCGCTGTCGCTTTTGACATGACAGCAGAAGAGGCGGGTTCAGCGATGGCAAAGATCATGACATCGCTGAATCTGAGCATTCCTGAGGTCTCAAATCTCACCGATGCAATGAACCATTTGAGCAATAACAGTGCTAGCACTGCTGCTGAATTGGTTGATTTCACATTGCGGGCTGGACAAGCGGGCCAGTCTGCAGGCCTTACAGCGGAGCAAACTGCTGCTTTTGGTTCAGCAATGATTGCCGCTGGTGCTGAGTCAAATGTTGCGGCCACTAGCTTCAGAAATATGGTTAAGGCTTTGTCCCGTGGGCCAAGCATGACTGATCGACAGATTGGAGCATTAGATCGTCTGGGCTTTGCTCAGTCTGATGCGGTTACAAATGAAAAAACTTACTCAGACGCCGTCAGGGCTGAGTCTGAAGCACGCATCAACTTTGCGCGAAACGAAACGGACCAACTAGCAAAAGAGTTAAACCGAAGGTTCCGTGATCAGATGACGGTCATTAGAGACGGAATGGACGATGAGGCAGAAGCGTTCACAGAAGGGCTGCAAGATCAAGCAGACGAACAGATTAAGCATTTGCAGCGCAGACAAAGAGTAGAAATTGACGCAGCGCGTGAACGTGCCGAAGCCGCTGGGAAGTCTGGGCAAGAAGAGATTTATGCTATTCAAGACAAGTTTGATGAGCGAATCGATGCAGTGAGGGACAAACTTCAGGATGAGCTAAAAGCGCGGCGACGTGCGGATCGCGACAGGCTGACAGCTATTCAAGATGACATGAATGATCGCAAGGAATTAGAACTTGCGGGCTTGGAGTCAAACTTCAACGAAGTAAAAGAGAAAGAGAGGGAATTAATGCAGCAGCGGTTGGATGAAATCAAAGCGCAGGCTGAGGCTGGAGCCACTGCAGCGGCTGAGGCTTTGGCTAAGGGATTACAAGAGGATGCAATCGGAACTATTCAGGACGTATTTGAAAGGATTCGCGAATTACCAAAAGAAGCTCAACTCTCCGTAGTCTCTGACCTGTTTGGTGATGAGGCGCGGGCTATTTTGCCGCTAATCAACAACACTGAATTGCTTGAGCAATCCATGCGTTTGGTTGGTGATCAGACTCAATACGCAGGATCCAGATTGAATGAGTATTTAGTGCAGTCAGCCACCACAGCAAACCAAATCAAAGAGGCTCAGGGAGCCGTACAAAATCTAGCAATCGTGTTCGGCCAAACTTTTGCACCTGCTTTGAGCGGTTTGTTGGAAGCCCTATCACCTGTTGTGAATGCTTTCACTTGGTTGCTGCAGAACGTGCCAGGCCTTGCACCTGTTCTGGCCATCCTTACCGCTGGTTTTGTGGCTTTAGTCGCCGTGTTGCCAGCCATCGGAGGATTGGTTACAACCATCGGAGCACTTGGTGGCGCACCTGCTGTATTGGGTGCGCTCGCCACGGCGGTTGGTGTTGTTAAGGGTGCATTCCTCGCCATTGGAGCTGTTCTGGCCGGTCCCCTTGGATTAGCAGCTTTGCTTGGTGTTGCGATCGGAACTGCCTACACTTTCCGGGATGAAATTGGTCAAGTGTTCTCCGCCACTGGCGAAGCAATCGCGATGACCTTTCAGGGCATTGGGGATCTTATCGGTCAGGTTTTTCAAGGAGTGTTCGAGTTTGTCAACAACACGTTTATTGAGCCCATAACTAATGCAGCGCAAGGTCTGTTTGACTTTTTCGTGGGCATTTTTGAGAGGATTGGAGAAGCTATCCGCGCACCTTTTGAGTCTGCGATGATGGGAATCAAGAATGTCATTAACGGAGTCCTTCAGGCAGTCGCTTCTGCTGTCAATTTCGGCATCAACACAATCAACCGGGTTATTCAAGGCGCCAACAAGCTGCCTGGCGTCAACATTCCATTGATTCCGCAGATCGAAATTCCTGAGTTTGCAGAGGGAGGCATGGTTACAGGCCCGACCTTAGGGCTAATCGGTGAGGCTGGGCCTGAATACATTGTCCCGGCTGGAAAGGCTCAAGCATTTGCTCAAAATTATCTCGCAGGAATTCGCGGCCCTGCCGCAATTCCACGTTTCGCAGAGGGTGGTTTTGTTGCTCCAGCTAATGCCAACGTGAGCATTCAGACAGGGCCGGTAACTCAAATGAACGGACAGAATTTTGTCACCACACAGGACATGACCAAGGCGGTTCAAAGCGGTGTTCAGCAAACGTTGAGCATTCTTCGCCGTGACAATGGCGTTCGCTCTCAGCTGGGGCTGGCCTAATGGCGAACTACGACATCATGTGCTTCATGGAGTATTACGCCGACCGGACGAGCGTTGAAAACGCTTCTGGGATTCGTACTCCAACAAGGCAATGGCAAAACTTTTTTCAAGAGGGCCAGACGCTGGGCTCTGTAGACACAGAGTCAGACTCCACTTATTACTATCTGGCGTTTGATGCTCAAGGCTTCGGATCAACTGACGCCTCAGCAATCAATGATTTTTCCGTAACGATGCCGGCAACAGTTGACTTGGTAGATGTCACTGACGCAGCGATCACGTCGGAAAATCTTGTTATCGCATCGCTTTATGTGCAGGACACAGGCAGCGATTCGTTCGACACGTCTAGTGCGCAGCTTGTCTCCAGATACATTGGGAGCATTGACGGGGCCAGGGTAAATGACGAATCAATCGACTGGACTGTCAACCCGGCGATCGACAAGCTGAACCCTCAGGTTCCGACACGAAAAATCACCGCTGATATGCTCAACAAAGTGAGGCAGAGGTTGCGATGAGTGGGGAAGTAATCGCGTTTAACGTGCGGATCATGGACACCAGCAACGTTGAGCGTTCTGGTCTGGAGATCTTTTTCAACGGGACTAGCCTTGTCTACAGGGATTCAGATGGCGTTGAGTATGAACGGCAAACATTGCTTGGGGCTGATTTCTTGGTTCCTGAGCCAGTAGCGGCGCGTTACATGTATCTGTACGGAGGTTGAGATGGCAGGCAATCCCAACAAAACAAGTCAGCCCAAGGGCCAAGTCGGGACGATCGCTTCTAGGAGTGATGCCAGCGTTGAGAAAAGCAAAAAGCCACAGCAGAACCTAGAGAGAGAGCAGAACGTAGCTACGGCTGGCGACACTGTGCCGATTGTGTTTGCGAAGCGTGCAAACAGTGCCGGGGGTGTGTGGGTACAGCCGCCGCTAATCAAACAAGGTTCTTACAACTTCAACGGAACGTTTCTCTATGCAATCAGCCAGGGGGACATGGTTGACGATCCG